TGGGCATAATTACGGGCGAGAAAAAAATCGGGTGTTCGGTCTTTGTTCGGTTTTTATGCTATAATAGTGGTATGACAGGGAAAACCCGTGATTATCTAGCAGACTTAGCAAATCGGAAGGGTGTCAAGCTCGAAGGCGAGCAAGAACGCGATCAAGCGTGGGCTTCACGCAAAATCGACGAACTAAACCAACTCCCTGACGCTACATTTTCAGACATTACAGAAAACCAGCTAAAACGTATAGAAACTCGTACCCAGCGAGTGATTGAGGGAATGGAACGATGGACTTTCGAGGTATAGTGGAGGATACAAGCTCTGGTGTCTATGACATTATCAATGACGTGCTTCGTATGGATATTGACCCTCAAGTCAAGATCGACCAAATCGCAGCCGTGCTTACGCAGGTCGGCGAGCGCTTCGGCCAAAAGATGTTTAACGACGTGAGCACGCTATTCGACTCCACGGCGATCGCCGGAACGGTCCCTTATAACGATAATAACCAGATTTACACCCTAGCCCAGAAGATCGTCCGTGATAACGCCTTCGGCCTAGCCGATAACTCCATTCTAACCGAATACCTAGATGTATTACTCGGCCGAGCCGAATACGAAGCCTTTGAAAACGCTCAATCCCTAGAGAAACACCCTACGCTTACACGCCGTATGCGCGGTGAGACGTGCGAATGGTGCGTATTACGCGCTGGCACCTTCACCGATCCAGACCCAGAGCTATTTGCTCGGCATGACAACTGCGACTGCTTATTTATCGTATCCGGATACAACAGCCGGAACGGAGTTCTAAAGAATTATAAGAAGAAGGAGGCCTAATGATCACCACGACCATAGATTTTATCAACCGGCCTAACCCAGATGGCACCATCACGCCAAAGGTCACTGTTTCAGGGTGCCTATTCGCGCAGAATGGTGGGCCAACTGGCACTAGGCCAGAAATTATCGTCCACCTGCCCAAATCATTCGACGGCGAGGTAAACGGAGCCTGGATTAACCTTGAGAACCACAGCTACCATGTAATTGGCACCACGATCCAAGCTTCGCCGATGGACGCTAACAAACCAACGCCTTGGAACCGCTATTGTATAGCAGAAAGAATATATTAAGGAGGACTTATGAAAATTCAAAACAAAGCAACCGGTAAAATCTACGAGATCGCCGATGGAGCCCTATACCCGAAGAACGCGTACCGAGAAATCAAAGATGTAGAGCAGAAAGAAGAACCAAAAGTGGACCCAGCGCCATATATTGAAACACCTATTGAGCCGGAGCACCGACCAGAACCAGAAGAAAAGCCGGCTAAAAAGACCAAGAAACGCAAATCAAGCAAGAAGTCGAAAAGCAAAAAGACAACCGACTAAAAATCTGTTATAATAAAGAAAAGTACGCCACGCCTGCGGTCAAAAGGTGGATAACCGGAAAGGCAAACCGTGGCAGCAAGTAAAAATGATCTTATCACGCTAGACGACCTAGAAGCACTAGGTGTGGACGTGACAGGCGACGCAGGCACGAAGGCGCAGGCATGGATTACCTACGTTTCTAATTATTTACGCCTTATCGCACAAAACAACAACGTAAACTTAGACGAAAAACTAGAGGACGATAAAAACAACGGCCAAGGCGTTTATACCTCCACTGTCAAGATGGTGGTAGCAAATGCCGTTATGCGTGCAAACGCTAAGCCAGTAGAGTTCCCAGACGCTACCATGTACTCACAGAGCGCCTCTCCGTACTCCGAGATGGTAAACTACGGAGCCAACGCAACACAAGAGGCGTTTTTCAAGCAAAGAGAGCTCGACCTCCTCGGATTCCGCAATATCAGTGGCAAGAGCCAAATTACACTGCTAAGGGGAGTTAGATAATGAACTGGACACAAATTAACCAAAACTGCATGAAATCCGCCGACAAGTACAAGTTTTACTTCGGCACATACGAGTTCCAGGACTTCGGCAAAGGGAAGATCGCCAAACAACTCCCAGTATCAACTATCGGTTGGGGTAGCCGTGCCGTAGAAATGCGCGCAAATAAGACCACCTTCGACTGTTTCGAGCATGACGACCTCAAACTTACCGAAATCGCCCAGAAATACCACGTTTATGAGGCTATTAACCGTGTCAAAGAGGACATTCTCGTAGCAGGGTGTGGATTTATCGGCCTAGTTGGCGATCGCGTACTCCCATTCACCGCCGAAGAAGCCTCCGGCCTATTCGATTGGCGAGAACAGAACCTAAGCTTCGGCGCTGCCAAATTCTCTAACAAAATCAAAGAGAAAGGCCTCTACACCGAGCGTTCCACCCCAGAAGATTACATTATTTACGAAAAAGACCAAACCAGAACGCACCGAGACGGCGATAAGGTAGAAACGGTCTATCCTAACCCCACTGGAAGGCCACTAATGGGCCTTCTGACGTACCATTCGACCGTCAAGAAGCCGTTTGGTAATTCCGTGCTTAACCAGGCCGCTAGAAGCGCTATAATCGACGCTTCACGCACCACCAGACAAGCCATGATCTCGGCTTACTACTACAACAGTAAGGTAGATGTGATCCTCGGCGCCGATTCAGAAACACCGGTAGAAAAGGTGGAAGCCCAGACCGGCGATATTCTCAAGATTGGTGCTAACGAAAACGGAGAAACCCCGAAGATTGGCGAGTTCGCGCAACACGCCATGACCCCATTCACCGATACTATTAACATTGCCGCCAGGAACTTCTGTACAGCCACCAAATTGACCCTATCTAACCTCGGCCTTAGCTCCGGTGCTCCACAAAGCCCAGAAGCCCTAGAAATCGTCTCTGACGACCTTAGGGACGATATATTCCAATGGCATAGAGACCTCGGCGAGCAGATTAAGTACTTCTGCATGACCTTGTTTATGTATGAGAACGGCCTAAGCCGTGTGGACGATCGCCTAATGGCCCTATACAACGCCACAGTGCCGGTATTCAAGCCAACCTATCGCTCTGACATATCTAAGGTCGGCGACGGTATCTTCAAGATGGCAGAAAAGGCCCCAGGCGTGCTTATGAGCCGTACACTCTGGCGCAACCTTGGCCTCGACTCTGGTGATATTGATTCGGCCATTGATTCCGCAGAAAAGAACTTCGGAAACTTGATTTAACTAGCCCAAACCAACATAAAAGCGCCTTGAGAGCTATAGGCGCTTTTTGGAGTAAGAGGTATTTGTCTCCCCATTCGATTTTATCACATTTGTTCGGTTTTTGTTCGGTTTTTATGTTATAATGAAATTAACGTTTAACTTTTACGGAGGAAAAAAGGATTATGCAATTTTACACAAAAGACGATTCCGGAGAATACACCGAAGCCACCGACAGCCAAATCGAGGAATTGTTCCAAGCCAGGTCCGAGAAGATCATAGCCAAGAAGCTCGCAATTGCGCGCGAAAAGGAACTAGAGCGAATCAGACCAGAGCTAGAAGAACAAATCCGTAAGGACTACTACCCCAAGCTTGAGGAGGAGGCCAAAGAGAAGGCTAAGGAGGAGTTCGAGCCAAAGCTCCATGAGGCCGAAAATCGCGCTAATGAACTAGACGTAGCATTGCGCAGAAAAACCATTGCCGCCGAGTATGGTTTTAAGCCAGAAGCGGAGCAATTCTTAGGGAATGGCACTGACGACGAAATGCGTTCAAAAGCGGACACGCTCAAGAACAGTTTTGCCACACAAGGTATGCCAAATGCCCCAGAGAAGCAGTCAACGGAGCCGGAAAGTAAATTGCACCAAGAAACTGGACTCGATATTCGTGTCTAGTCTAACTTAATAAGGAGATTAACATGGCAGCTATTGATCTGCACACTCTTGACATCTCTGAGCCACTTGCACGTCTGTTCGCAGAAGGTCGCGAAGCTCAAGGTGCCGTCCTCTCTCTCGTTCCAGAGACACCACAAATCAACGTTGGCTCTACTACCGTATTAACCCTCGGTGGCCGTGCCAAAGGCGCCCTCGTTCACGAAGGTGGCCAAAAACCTGACAACGGACGCCAGGTCACTCCACGCCCATTCACCACTGTAAAGCTCGTTTACTCGCAAAGAGTCACGGACGAGTTCCTACGCTGGGCTGATGCTAAGCAAGGTGACTTCGTTGGCCGTTTGATTAACAACTGGATTCGCAAATCCATTCCACGCGATCTTGACTCCGTTATTATCAACGGTATTGATCCGTTCAGCGGAAGCGTAGATACTGACCTCAGTGACTACATGACCAAGACTGGTTCTTCCATTCTTGTGCCTTCCACTGGTGACACCGCTTCTGACATCGACACCGACTTCGCTTCTGCCGTTGCCGCTCTCGATGGCCAGGACATCAACGGTATCGCTATCTCTAGCGACGCCGCTGCTAAGCTCTCCACCATTGCTATCAACGGTACCAAGAAATATGCCGGACTTGGCGTATTTGGCCTCGAAGGTGGAGACCTCGCTGGCAAGCGCGCTGCTTCTACTCCAGAAGTCGGCGAAAAAGGCGTCAAGCTTCTTATGGGCGACTGGAGCCAATTACTTCTTGGCTTCGCTGGCCAAGCTTCTTGGCGTGTTCACGTTGCCGGTGATCCAGATGGTACGGGCGTCGATCTCGCGAATGTCAACCAAGTTCTCATTCGCTTAGAGACTCACTTCGGCTTCCGTGTCCTCGATCCAGAAGCATTTGCCTATATTGGCACTGCCGAAGCTTCTAGCTAATAGCAACTCTAATGGGAGGGCTTCGGTCCTCCCACCGTAAAGGGAATCATGAATAACGATAAATCGAACATCACCATTGGTTTACCTAAGGAAAACGGTGCAGTGTTCTGGGCTCCGGCCGGAACCACTCTACCGTCTGACGCTTCTAGTAGCCTAGGTGGTTCGTACGTCAATCTTGGTTATATCAGCTCTGACGGCTTAACCCACTCAACTGCCGAAGAATCTGACAAGATTGTCTCCTGGGGTAAGGACGTTGTTATGGTGGCCCAGACTGCTTATAGCGAAACTATCCAACTCAATCTACTCGAAACCGTCCGCGCCTCTGTCCTACAATTTATCCGCGGAACTTCCAATGTGTCGATTGACCAAGATGGCGCTGTATCCTCTGGCACCACTGGCGAGCCTCTACCTCGCGGCGTGATCGTGATTGACACCTACCAAAACAACGGCGCTACCACACCACGCGTACACCGTATTGTATTTGGCGATTGCCAACTCACTGATCGCTCTGGTGACGTGACGTACAACAACTCCGATCCATTGACTTACCCAGTGACGATAGAAGCCTACAAGTTCGCCTCTAAAGCCCTCACCGGCAAGCAGGTTTACCACGACGACTTCTGGACCGCTCCGGATAGCCAAGCTTCCTAAAAACCGAACAAAACCCGTACAAAGTGCGGGTTTTTTGGTATAATAGGAGTAGTAAAAGGAGAGTAATATGGCAGACAAACAAGAAGAAGTAAAGACCGTGGAGCTTTGGGACGGTAAGGTCGTCACGGTGACTAGGCCAGAACTTCTTAAAGACTTCGATTTTATATCGGATTTAACTAAGGCCGCCAAAGAAAACGACGTACAGACAATCGCCAATATGTACTTCGTGCTAGTCGGTGGCGAACCCGTATTCAACGAGGTCCGAGAACATATTATTGCCGAAAAGGGAATCTTCGATATTGACGAACTTACCAAGATTCTCAAGAATATCCAGGACGCCTTCCCAAAAGAGCTATCGCCTGCGCAGAAGCGCTGGTAGCATACCACGACGAAATCGAGGCGGACTTCCAACAGTACTACCACCTAGAAATTGATACAATCAAATACTCTGACTTCCCACGCACCGCGAGGCTATTATACCAATTGCCGGTAAAAAGCCGGTTTATGGTCTCTCTTAACCCAGGCAAAGATTGGGACTGGGATAAAGAAACCCAGAGTCTAATTCTTATGAAACTCGACGAGATTCTGTGTAGTTTTGTCAACGCCAACCGAGAGAAGGGCAAACCGAAGGTAAAGCCAGAGAAGAAATGGCAACCGGATTATGTGACCGAAGCCAAGGAGCAATTAGAGAAGGAGCGTGCTAAGGAACGCCAACTTACCGAGGAGCAAATAAAAGCAATAAAGCAGTTCTGGAAGAACCATAATCCAGAAGCAAAGTTTATGGAGTGAAAATGACCAAACCTAAATTTTACCTAGACCAACCTGGAGTGCAAGAGGTAATATACTCGAATAATACCGAATTAACCAAACTGGAGCAACGCGCGATCGAAAACGCCCTGGCCCAAGTCGAGGCCCAGTATTTACAATCTTTTGGCGAACCTGGGAACTTTGAAATAAAGTTCGTCCGTACCAAGGTAGGTGGCAAGGGAGCTGGATTTATAAACGGCACTAGGCCTACATATAGAATAGTGGCCGCCGATTCGCACACCGCTGCACGCCTCAAAAGCTACCCTGGGTGGCTAGGCCAGTTCTCGGCGAACGCCAAGTTCTAACCAATATACCTACGGTATGCTTCGTCAACGCTCGATCTCGAAGCGTAAATAATCAACTGGAATGTTCCGTCCTCGTCTATAATCTGGCCGGTGACGGTGAGGGGGACGATCTTAGCTAATTCTATGAGCTTATTTATATAGACCTGGCGTTCTTGGCGCTCGGTAGTGTCGGCGTTATAACCAGGCGCGATGTACCCCAGCCAATTGGCTCGCGAGGTGATCAACGATCCGTAAATGTTCACATTGGCAAACGGTGGTTCCGGCCAACGGTTTTGTATTTGGTATTGGTGTGGTGGAGTGATAGAAAACTCTCTAGCTCCACTTTTTTTAAGCTTAGCTAGTGTGGTCTGGCTACTGCCTTGGCCATACTGCTCCCCATAAACAGGGATACGAAGCTTCCCACCGGATTCGATCCGGACCACCTCTACACCGGCCGAATAAGCAGATGTAGGGGCCTGTACTTGGCGCTTTTGGGTTTGTTTTTGCTTCGCGGCCTTTTTAAGCGATCGGTAGGATTGCTTCAAAAGACGCTTTGATAGTTTAGAAAATTGATTCGACATAATATGGTATAATATCATTATAAACGTACGCCACGCTTGCGGTCAATATGCGGCTAAAACCGAAAGGCAGGCATGGCAAACACTTCAATCGGTACAGCGTGGATACAGATAAAACCGACCACGAAGGGTTTATCTTCGGCTATTAGAAAAGACTTAGGGGAAAGCGAAGCAGACGTAGCAAACACCACGTCGAACATGGCTACCTCTTTTTCTACGCTAGGCACTAAGGCCGGAACGGCGCTAAAGGCAGGGCTAATCGCCGCGGCCGCGGCTGCGGTGGCAGGCGCTATTACACTTGTAAAAAAGGCCACTACGCAATTTGCCGAATACGAGCAATTGGTAGGTGGTGTTGATACTCTATTTAAGGACGCCAGCAACACGGTGCAACAATACGCGGCCCAGGCGTTCCAAACTGCGCAGATCTCCGCGAATGAGTATATGTCCACCGTGACTAGCTTCTCCGCCTCATTGCTTCAATCGCTAGGCGGTGACACCAAGAAGGCGGCCGAATACGCCAACAGCGCCATTATCGACATGGCCGATAACGCTAATAAAATGGGTACCAGCATGGAGTCGATCCAGAACGCTTACCAAGGCTTCGCCAAGGCGAACTTCACCATGCTAGATAACCTCAAGCTCGGATACGGTGGTACCCGTGGCGAAATGCAACGCTTACTGGAGGACGCCGAGAAAATCTCTGGAATCCATTACGACATAAGTAGCTTCGCCGACATGACGGCCGCGATCCATGTGGTACAAGAGAATCTAGGCATTGCCGGAACTTCCGCCAAGGAAGCGAGCGAGACCGTGACCGGCTCCCTTAACGCTATGAAATCCGCCTGGACCAACCTTATTACTGGCATGGGCGACGCCAACGCCGATATGCACACACTGGTGACGAACTTCGTTCAAGCGGCGAGTACGGCGATCAAGAACCTAATCCCCGTGATACTTAATAGCCTAGAAAGCATTGTAGAGCTTATCCAAGAAATCGTACCAATGATTATAGAGAAGCTCCCAACGCTTATACAGACGCTTATACCGCCGATAATCAACGTATTGGTGCAACTCGCCGTCGCGATAATCCAGAACTTACCTCTTATAATTACCACCTTGCTAAAGGCGATCGTCGATTCGATACCGGTGATAATCCAAGGGGTGCTAGACGCATTGCCAGACTTGATCGTCGCTCTGGTGGACTTCTTCACCGATCCGGACAACATCTTAATGATTATCAACGCTACCGTTCAATTGTTTATGGGTATTGTCAAAGCCGTGCCGAAGATTATAGGTGCGCTCCTAGACGCATTTGCTAAGCTATTCTCAAGGTTATGGGAAACCCTTAAAAACAACTTCGGTGAGTTCGTACAGAGATTTGGTGATTTTATCAAGGGCATATTCAAAGGCGCGATCAACATTATATTGGAGTTCCTAGAGAACGTGGTCAATGCACCAATTCGCCTACTTAACGGCTTTATCGGCCTGATCAACAGCGCATTTGGCTGGATTGGTGTAAACATTGGCGAGATTGGCCTCATATCGCTCCCACGGCTTGCACAGGGTGGTATTGTAAACGGAATCGGCTCGGAAACTTCCGATTCCAATATAGTGGCCCTATCCAAAGGCGAGTATGTGATCCGCGCGGCCGCGGCTCGTGAGATTGGCTATAACAACCTAGACCGCATGAACGCCACTGGTGAGGTCGGCGGAACCGTCAATAACTACTTCACCATTAACGGCTACCAAAAGAGCCCAGAGGAGCTGGCAAACATCATATCGCGCAAAATCGCATTTAATACCCAAGGAGTGATTGGCTAATGAACGATCTATTTTACATAAACAAGCTAGTACGCGACGATGGCGTGCAACTGGTATTCGATCAAACAGAAATCTATCTCTCCGAAGATAACACCCTCCTAGTGCGCCCAGATGTAGATACGACCAAGGTGGACTACACCGAGGCCGATGGTGGAGAAATGATCTTTCAGAAACTCCCAAGCCACCAACAGCCAATCGCCGGAATTATAATTCCTAAAACTACTGGTTATTGGCAATTACGCGCCCAGCTAACGAGCTTCTTCGCAATTAACCATAATTACATCATTGTCTATCAAAAAGCCGGTGGTGGTGGAATGTTCAAGAGTGCTAACGCCTGGATTGAGGACAATTTACAGGTAGAACCACTAGCTCACGAAGAATACTCCCGATTCACCGTCACCATGGGTGTAGGTGGAGGGATTCTCCAAGAATACGCCGAAGATAGCCAAGGCCATGAGGTGTTCGCTAACTCCGCTACTATACCGGTCCTCTCTCTCGCCTCTGGTGGCCAAGAATGGGACGCGGTAGGCTTAATCTACGACTCCGTAGGGCAGGTCTGGGAGACCGGCTCCGGTGGTATCCAAGATATTACGGCCAACTCCACTAGCACGGTTTATCCGACACTTGAGGTAGGTGGTGACTGCACCAACCCAACGATCAGCAACGCTACCACCGGCACCTCGGCCACCTATAATGGCTCTATCTCGGCCGGCCAGACCCTTATAATCGACTTCTCTGATGGAACGGCCAAGCTTGACGGCATAAACGTGACGATGGACCTCACCGGATCGCTTAACATGACCCCAGGCTCTAACCTTATCTCATTCGACATGACTTCTGGCACTATCACGGACGCAACTCTAAAATGGAATAATGCAATCTAATGAATAGATTATTACTCTACATCGGCGACACGCTCATAGGCGATATAAACAAATACGCCAAGAGTCGCCAACTCACGGAAACCCTCAAATCCGAGGCTACAAGCGCTACGGCCGACACCTTCACCTTCTCGATCAACTGGACTCTGTTCAAAAGATTTATTGAAAAAACCACCGAAGGCGTAGCGAGCGAGTTTCTCAAGGTTGGCCAGACTAGGATTGTATTTGAGAGCAACGGCTACGTCCGATTCGCCGGTTGGCTAGGTGCTAAGCCGGCACGAAGCGGAATCGGAGCCGAGCAACAGCTCCAGCTCACCTTCTACGAGTACTTCGCCAGGCTCTCTGGCGATTTGGTGTGTTCTAGCGTAAATCCGCTTGATCCGTATGTACGCTTCCAGAACCGTCCGACCCATTTATATGTTCAAGACTTAATAGATTTGTTCAAGCAACACGCGTATGACGCCGGCGAGTATATCGACTGGAGCTACGGTACCGTAGATGTACTTGCAGACAAGACCAAGACCTACGAGGACTTCCAGACCATCTCTAAAGCCCTCTGTGACGCCATGAATAACGTCACTGGGGCAGGGAAGTTCGATGTGGTGTTCCGCACCGATCCAAGCGATTATACCCACCAATATATCGACATTCTAAAGCCACGCGGAGCTAAGAAAAATATCACCATTCGCTATCCTGGCGATGGCGTGTATAAGCTCTGGGCCAATGAGTTCTCCGTGCAGGAGACTAACGACTACGCCTCTAGCGTGCTAGTGGCAGGGAATGGCCAGGTCGGCTCCGTAGCCTCTGGCGATCAGACCGCCAACCTCGGCACGGCCGAGAACAATACTTTTGTACAGGACTATTGCTACTTCAGACGTTATGTGACCAGAAGCGACCTAGAAAGCCAAGACGCCGTGGATTCGGCGGCGCAAACCGAACTCTCTAGCCGTAGCTTCGCTTCAGAAACTCCGGACATCAAATGTGTAGGACTCCCGATCGAGTGGGGCAACTCGGCTAACTTTACCAACGGCCTCGGCTTAGGCGATACCTTCTACTTCTCCGAAGAAACCGAAGATTTGGAGAATAACTCCGGCTGGTACCGGATTATTGGCAACACTTCCACCTGGGACGATAATGGCGTAGAGACGGTGGCACCTAAGCTTATGCGCGCGGAGGAATAATGAGTACCGAAGCTCGCCTCACTGACCTAGAAAACGAGCTCAAGGCTCTAAAGCAAACCACCCCAGTATCTCTGGGGGCTTTACGCTTCCCAGCCTCGGTCCCAACGGCCGATTATATCGGTTCAATCGACACCTCAAGCCAAGATTATATTGTAGCCAGGCTCGCGGCCACCTTCACCCGAAGTGATGGCGTGCAGATCACGCCAATGGTAGATTTTGCCTATACCGTGTCGATCTCACCCACCTACCAAGAGTATATGGCCACGCAGGGAGTCACCATTACCGGCAATGATCCAAACGTCAATACCGAAGCTTACATGAATGGATTTGAGGCTTCTACCACGGCCGATTCCGTGACCTTCAATATAGATGTTTTAAACGCGATCGCACCATACGCCGGTAGTACGGCCAACATAATTGTTCACGTCGAAGCAATTAGCCCTCTTGAGGGGACGCTAACCATAACGAGGGTAAAATAATGACCACCACCTCTAAAAAGCTCAAAGATTTACGCATGGAAGTGCAAGCGCAGAAGATCGCCTTCCAACGCGCGGCCACTAAGCTTAATCTCTACACCAAGACGATCACCTTCAACACCAAGAAGAACGCCTGCACCTGGACCGAGACCAACCCACCGTTCACCTTCGATTATGAGGATAACGAGCGCGTGGTGGTGACACTAACTACACCCTCTGGGGTCAATACCCTAGCCAATCTGGAACTGGTAGGGAATTATGATACCTTACCAACCGTGGAGCGCGTCCCATACTCCGGCGGAGCGCGTTGGCACGTCACCACCTCACCTAGATACAACTGGGACGATCATACCTGGCTACCAACTACATATACATTTACCGTCCAGACGCTCGTAAATGGCACGCTAAGCGCGGCAATGTATTGGGAGGTATAATGAACACCGAAAAAGAAATAATGAGCTTAGATACCGAAATAAAGGCCCTCAAGGCCAGATACCCGATCGCGGCTTCTAACGTCAAGTTCTATGTTAGTACCTCACAAGAGTTCGATGTAATTAGCCAACCGGTCGCACGCTTCCAATTCACCCCCACATACGGAACTGGACAGGTCTCATTCACCAGGCTTCACGCCGTGGTCAATTGGAACGGCATGGACGTTTATTTTCCACAGGTGACGGAGCCTCAAGACGGCACCGGCAATGTGGTAATTCAAGTGCAATTCGGCTATTATTCGCCGAGCACCACTTACAAAGTCCGAATTATCGCCAGTGGTTCTAGCACCGGCACCTTTACTATGTTATAATTATTACAAAAGGACGCTACGTCTGCGGTCATTAGGCGGGTAAAGAAAGGAACCCTACTAATGACTAATCCAAACAATGCCGTGCGAGTTAGCTCACGGAATGGTGGCCGTGGAAGCGTCTATGAGGCAAACGCTTGGGCTCAACTCTATAATAACGGTATTCTATCTGGCAATGGTGTCACCCCTGACACTGGCATGACCATACAATTAGGTGGTACCACAGCTTGCCCAGATGTGGTGATCGCTACTAACGCGAGTGGCTACAAAATTGCTCTTGATATTGTCGATACCGCTACCGTCACCGTCGCCAAACCTTCTTCTAATAAGAGAATCACGGCAATTGTAGCCTATACCAATGACCTAGCCGTAGCTTCGACCGAATCAAATATCACTGGGAACCCTGCTTCTTGTGGCCTTATTGCTGTCAACGGTACGACCTCTGCTAACCCAGTCGATCCTACTGACGCTCAAATCCGTACGGCCATCACCTCTGACGGTGGCACTGGATCGTCTGCGGCCTACGCTGTTATTGCCACTATTCTTTTGACAAGCTCTACTACCTCTGTCACATCTGGTATTATTACTCGCAGGCCTGCCGTTTCTGGTATGATTGATATTTTCTACCCAGTCGGCTCTTATTATGAAACCTCAAACACTAGTTTTGATCCAAACGTTTCTTGGGGTGGGACATGGACCGAGGACACCGGAGGCAAGGTACTAGTCGCTAAAGATTCTGGCACCTTTGCCACTGTCGGCAATACTGGTGGTGAGGAAACCCATACGCTTACCACTCAAGAAATGCCGTCTCACAATCACCAGGCCCAGGTGGCAAACGTCAGCGGATATGCTGGCGCAGATGGCCTCCCTTCTGGTACTGGCCAAGCTCCAGATATGCACTATTCGTCAGTGACCAAAAATACTGGTGGTGGTGACGCCCACAATAACTTGCAACCTTATATCGTAGTAAAGCGCTGGCACAGAACCGCTTAGGAGGACCCATGATTATCAAACAAGGTTCAGACAAAACATACATTTTCTACATATATGACGCCGGTGGCAACCTTATCAAAACCGCTCCGGCCGATATTCAATTTACTGCGGCCTGCCCGAACAACCCTAATCAGCCAGTACTAATCAAAGCTTGGCAAAAGGGAATCACCCTAGACACCGAGACCGGCAAATACACTATGACCGTGGATTCTAAGGACACGATCAACCTACCACCGGCCAAATATCCGTTTGACATCAAGATCAAGCGTGCTAACCGGCAATTCTTCGTGGTAATGTCCGGAGTAATGGATATACGACAATCTTATACGGGAGAAATCTAATGGAAGAACTAATCCCAACTCTACAAGAAGAAGGCGAGGAAAGAATTGATACCTTGCAAGAGGGCTCGATTATCGCTGGTGTTCAGACAATCAACGGCAAGGCCGGCGATCTCGACCTCAAGACCATAAATGGCCAGGATATTCTCACGCCTGGCGATCTAAGCCTAGCCACCACCGAACAATTGGCCACTAAGCAGGACCAACTCACCGATACCCAGCTAGACGCCGTAAACTCTGGCATTGACTCCACCAAGGTGGGGCAAATCGCCACCAACACTCAAGACATCGCAACGCTTCAATCTACTAAACAAGATAACCTCACACAGACCCAGCTCAACGCGGTCAATTCTGGAATAGACGAAACTAAGGTAGCACAAATCGCCACCAACACTGGCAATATCACCAGCAACACCAACCGAATCACCACTATCGAAGGCAAAATCCCTTCCACTGCTACAAGCTCCAATCAGCTTACCGACAAGAATTATGTCGATAACTCCATCGCCACCAACACCGCTAATTACATCTCGGACAATGGGCAACCCTTCCAGAGCCTTGCCGACCTAGAAGCTTACTCAGGCCCATTAACCAACAACGACTACGCCTTTGTGGTCTCTACCGACTCGGCTGGCAACTTGTTATATACTCGCTACAAATACAACGCAGACCAAGAACTCTGGGCAGAAGAATATACCATCGCAAACCCGACCTTCACCTCTACGCAATGGGCTTCGATTGACTCTGGCGTGACCGCCAATGATGTCTCACAAATCGGCACAAATAAGAGCGATATTGCGAGCTTACAATCTGGGAAGCAGGACGCATTAAGCCAGACCCAGCTTGACGCTGTAAACTCTGGAATTGACGCTACTAAGGTGCAACAGATTGCCACCAATGCTAGCAATATCACGAGCCTTCAGACCGACAAGCAAGACAAGCTCATAGCTGGCACGAATATACAGATTGCGAGCGATGGCAAGACCATCTCCGCTACCGATACCACCTACACTGCTGGCACAGGTCTCACGCTCGCTGGAACGCAATTCTCAGTCACCGACCCTGTTCCGAGTGGCTTCTTCACCGATACCTCGGCAACGCAGGAAGGCGAGGGAACGACAATTACCCTCAACAACACCACGGACGCTCCGATTGATAATGTGGAGCTAAAGGGCGATACCTACCAATTCACCACGACTGGGAAGAACAAGCTAGCGCCGACAGCAAGTTTCTCTGAGGCTCACAACGGAGTCACCTTTACTGGCGACGGAACAGGAGTATATACCGTCACAGGCAAGGCTTCTGCTGGTAGCAACTCGGCTCAAATGTCAGTCACAGCTTACACAATTCAAGATGGCGACTACTTGCACCTCATGAATACATCGGCTGTCGCTACTGTCGCCTTCGTTATAGTGTTCAGCGATTCTTCTACAATCTCGCCTACAATCTCGCCAGCAAATAGGATTTATTCTCTAGCCAACCAAGTGGGCAAAACAGTCGATAAGATTTACTTGTATGCTTCTTCGGCAACAGACCTAAGTTCGCCTGTCACCATAACGCCAATGATTGTGGCTAGTGCAACTGCCACTTCCTACGAACCCTACACCGCTGGTGCTTCCCCCAACCCTTCCTACCCACAGCAAATAGACACCGTGACTGGGGAACAGACGGTGAGTGTGGTGGGGAAGAATCTGTTTGACATCTCTACACTCCAGAAGGGTAGCGTGACGGTGACGAATGGCGTAGCGACTGGAACTGCTGGACAGTTCTTCTCCGCCTTCGGTACTTCTACTGATGGCATTACGCTTACAAGAGTACCAGAGCGAGCGTCAATCTCAATCAAAGCCTACACGGACGGCAATGCTTCTACTACTGGCAATGGTATAGTTATTCAAGCCCTCTACACAGACAACACTATTGGCTACCCTACCTACTTCCCGAACAATACAAGCTCTTATACCACCAAGACTGGTTCGAGTGTGGCGAATAAGACACTAAAAGCTATCAAAATTATCTACGAATCCACCAGCGCCAACACTTGGCATATAGCCGAGTTCAGCGTGCAGGATTACACTTCCGACACGCCAGCCTACGAGCCATACCAATCTCAATCTTACGAGATAAATCTTGGGAAGAACTTGTTTGACGTAAGCGATGCCAAAACAAATGCTTGGTTAAGCAGTGCAGATGGTCATGAAACGACTAGCGCAGACCCTAACATAGTGTCGGGGTATATCCGAGTAAATGTTGGGCAAACCTACGTTGTATCTGGCATTTCCTCGCTACAATACAATGTATGGTCGTATGAGAGCCTGTCGTCAACTACTGGCAAAACGCATCTTTTATATAACAGCACTACTACGCGCATAATTACGCCTGATACAAATTACATAAGATTTAGTATTGGCGGTGGCGATGCTTGGAGCATAAGAAACCAAGTCCAATTTGAAGCAGGCACTCAGGCAACCACATATTCCGCCTATAAGACCCCAATCGAACTCTGCAAAATCGGCACATACCAAGACTACATCTACAAGGACGGAAGTGATTGGAAAATACACAAAGAGATTGGCAAGGTAGTGCTAGATGGGACGGAAAGCTGGACGCTACCTAGTCAAACCACCAGTATCTTTGCGTACGCGCTAACTGGCGTATTCCAGCCTGCCAATGATAATACTGTAGCGCCAATCACTTCGAGCCATTACACGGCCTGCACCTATAATGCTCTGGCAGTCGTAGATTATGGAATCGCAAACCGCTCAGCACTTCCGAGAATTGCCATAAAACACAAAGATTACACTACGTCAGACGATTTCAAAACTTGGCTAACACAGAACAATGTGACGGTCTATTATGTTTATAATACCACGCCAACCGATACCGTGATAACTGACGCTTCGCTAATTGCCCAGCTTGAGGCACTCGCAAGCTCTACCACCTACGCACCACAGACCAACTACACCACCTCAACCCCAGCTCCGAACTTACCGACAATCCTAACCATTGATGTGTTTAAGAATAACTACGCTGGCTTACTAGCTCGGCTTAATAAGGCAGGCGCTTAATGGACGAGCGAGTGAATTACCAAAGTTATTAGGAGGAAGAAATGGACAGCTCAATAATTACAGCTCTGATTACTGGCTCGGTGACGCTCGTAGGGACGATTCTCGCAAATTATTCTATGCGCAAAAAGGACGCTATCTCAAACGCAGTCCGAGACCAGAAAATCGAGGACAGCTTGAACGAGCTGTCCAAAAGGGTGGACGCTCACAACCAGCTTGGCGATAAGATAGCCAACATTGAGAAGTCAATCGTCAAAATCGAGACAACAATAGAAAGCTTGCATAAGAAATAGGAAGGAGGAGCTAATGGCTTGGAAACAAAAACTGTACCCAAATCTAGACGGAGACCCGAACAATCCGCTCTATATCTGGCAAGGTGGGCAGATTCTCACAGACTGGTATGGCTGGTGCTTAGCGGTGGTCGCTGGCTCGTATGGAGCTAGTGGAAGCTCGTATTCGGCTAAGACCGCCTGGCAATCATGCCCGACTAAGCACGCCGATAGAGACTTGCCACAGAAGATTTATGTTCCACTTTGGTACGCAGGTGGAGACTACGGACACGTTGTAATCGGCTACCGTGATGGCAACTTCTTATCCGTGTGGAGTTCGCCATATACGCACAAAGCCACCTTCCAATACTTCGAGGGCGATATGAACTGGCTACTGGATTATATCGGACAGGTTTATGGCGTAGGTGGATTCTCTGGCTGGAGCGAGACGGTACTGGATTCTAGGGTTATAGAATGGTTAGAAGCTCAAACGCCGAAGCCAGAGCCAACCCCAGAACCCGAACCAGAACCCGAACCAGAGCCAGAACCAGAGCCGAGCGAGCCAATAGATAATAATGATGGAAAGGACAATATGGCAGAACCAGAGCCAACACACCAAGACCAACAACTAATCGGCGGAATAATTGACGAAGCTGGGGAAAACTCCGAGTGGACCCCGAGTCGAACGGCGAAGATGGTCGCCTATCTCGTCGGAGATTTTTTCCTCTGCGCAGGATTGCTTGTGCCTAGTATCATTAGCATGATCAACTCCGAGAACCCGCAAATGTTTGGTGAGTACCTGGCCAAAGCCCTACTGGAACTCGGCACTTGCATTCTCATGGTATTTAAGCTCATTAAGAAAAAATAGGCCTTAATTCGCAACGAAAACGCTTCTCTAGCCACGGGAGGGCGCGAGACGGTAAAACTATCGTGGCCATGAATTTGTCCTGCTTGTACCTACTATTGGTAGTTTTCAATCTTGCAAATTCGATATGTAAAACAAAAACTATTACCCACCATAACTCCTGATCGGCCGGCGGATAGCAGGAACGCCAGGCCGGTTTTTATTGACTTAATACGATCCGTGTGCTACATTATGGTCAAAGACGTTCTCGCCACAAATGTGGCTTTGCCTCCGTACTCAAGGAGGTATTTATTATGAGTGCAATTGAAGAAGGGCGTGGATTCTTCGGAATTATCATACCCGCAGAAATTCTCGACTCTGCCGAGCTATCTATTGCAGAGAAATTTGTCTATGGATTTATCGCCAGCTTCGCTAAGGCCTGCTTTATGAGCAATGAAGCTATTGCTACGCGCTTAGGCGTGAGCGAGGCCACCGTAAGCCGTGCGATTAACTCCCTAAAAGAAATGGGCTACGTTTATGTGGAGTTCGTAAAAGGGAACAGCGCTAAGCGTATGATCTACTCGGTGTTTGATAATCCTAAGAAGCTAAAATACTTGGCTTCTAAAGGAATGTTCGATAAAAAGTTTTCCACAGGGTGCGTCAAAATGACTAACCAGGCTAGTCAAATTGACGAGGGGGTACGTCAAATTGACGAACCTCAAAACAGAGGTGAGGCTAGTCAAATTGACGACCATAGATATAGAATAAATATAGAAGAAAGCGCGCAGGCGCGTGGGAAGGCTAAAAATGGGCCTTCCACACGCCCGCGCAGAGCCGACTTCGCAACTAATGAGGAGTTCGAGAAGGCTTTTTACGATTGGAATAAACAGCCTGCTCTAACTTAAAAGGAGTACTACCCATGTCCAGAATGTATATTTTGGATAGGTACAGACCACTTAGAGTGGAAGAAAGAGAGGTAGCGGAGAAGGCGATTCTCTGGCTAAAGAAGAAACATCTAACGTTAGAAGAAATCGCCTTCTTATCGGAAAGGAACGTGGATCGAGCGTCCAAGCACATTAACATAAAAAGGGAAGGGAAGATCGCGGCCGTTTGGCACCATATTGCCTACGAAGGATCGCCGTTTGACCTCTATTTAACAGAGGTGTTTCCCTGTTTAAAGTCGAATCGTTTTATCTTTGTTAGGTGGGCCTTCTCTGGAAGGCGGCCGGAACTCTGTTCGCATATACCGGTAGAGGAAGTGGCCGAGATCGTCCAAGAAAGTCCGGAAAGCCTATTGACATTAGCGCAATACTTTGGTAAACTAAGAATAGCTAAAGTGAATTTGCACATTAGAAACTAAACAAAGGCAAACGAGATTACTCGTTTAGGTATTTATAAATAATGTCGCACAATAACTATTGTGAAAGTCAAATAGTAAGACATAAACGACTTTATACGACAATATAAATACCTAAACGCCTCGGAGGGCGTTTTTTTAGAATAGCGAATTTGCATTAGGGCTAATTAACAATTCGGCAATAACAAAAATAAGATCATTCTCACCATTGGGGCTATCACGGAGGTAAGATTAGCGCCTAAAAAAGCTAATAGTAGATAGTTTCTTCAACAATTGTTTTGGTTTCAGTGCAAATTGAATCATAGTGCGCCGTAAGCCTTCCAAGAAATTGGCACACTGCTCAACTAGATCGTGGTGTCCCCAATAGTGGGAATGATTGGAATAAGGAGGTATAAATTGAGTTTAATCAAACGCTTCGCCGAGGATTTGTACGGCGAAGATTGGACCGAACAATTGGAGGACATCGAGTATGGCAGAAGAAGGGAAGCTTAGCTTCCGTAAACTAAGAGCCGACGAGATAGATTGCCGGATCGGTCAAATAAAAGAAAAAGGCCTAACGCTTTTGCTCTACAAAGACGCACGGTGCGATATGAATGTCCTAGACGAGACGGTCGGCGCAATGAATTGGAAGCGCGATCACTCCAGGGACAATCGAAACTGCATTGTTAGCATTTGGAGTGAGGCCAAGCATGAGTGGGTTAGCAAAGAGGATACAGGTACGGAGTCGAACACCGAAGCAGAAAAAGGACTCGCAAGCGACAGTTTCAAGCGCGCCTGCGTGAACTGGGGAATCGGTAGAGAGCTTTACACGGCTCCATTTATTTGGATAAAAAGCACTGACTGTAAAATCACTCAAGCTGGAGGCAAATATAGGTGCTACGACAAGTTCAAGGTGGCCAAACTTACCTACAAGAAGAATGGCGACATTGACGGTCTAGCAATTGTCAATTGTGAAACTGGCAAGGTGGTGTTTACCCAAATGCCTACGGAGAAACAGTAATGAGTGACTGGCGAGAAGAACCAGCCACCATTACTCAAATGTTGGCGATCAGAAACGCGCTGGACAAGCGCTACGGAATGAGAGAGGCGAGCAATATGTTCGCCGATCTTACAAAAGAAAAACTAACCAAAGGGCGGGCGAGTGACATTCTCAAACGCTTATATGAGAAATAGGAGGTAATATGGCCGGAACAAAGGCTGGCGGACTAAAGGCGGCCGCGACAAATAAACGCCTACATGGAGAAGATTTTTACTCACGGATCGGGCGCCGAGGTGGCGAGAATGGCCACACTGGCGGATTCGCAAGTAATCCACAGTTAGCAAAACTAGCCGGAGCCAAAGGCGGAGCTAAATCACGCCGTGGGCCGTCTAGCAAAACATTGTTCTTATTAGAGAACGCCAAAGCGGAGATCATAGACAAACTACGCGCTGGCTACCAGCTAAACACGGTAGCGCACGAATACGGTACGAGCGGTAAGGTGCTCGTAGAATGGCTAATCAAAAACAACATTGGTAAGGAGCTTCTATGAAACGCGCCAACTGGGCGATCTGGCTTATTGTCGGATCAATAATCATAGTGATCGGGCTTCTACACGTCGTAGGTGCTCAAGAACAAGCCCACATGGAGAAACTAGCCAGACTCCACGCGGCCGAACTATCGACCTGCTGGAGTGCGGTGGAAGAAACTGGAGGGACTTGCCGAATCGAATATCTAAGAGATCGCACCGGCACTATTTACAGCGCGAAGGTGGTAAGGGAGGTCAAGTGAAGCCAAGAATGTTTATGACCACCTACTTCGGGCAGGTCACGGCCAAGAAAAATAACAAGGTGATCTCGGTAAACCGACACACCGGACAGCCATTTGTGCGTATGAATGATCGCGCAAAAGCCCAAGAACGCGACATGATAATCACGTTCAAGGACGATTTTATTATGCAGGAACTCAAACACGAATGGTTTGAGAATAGGCGCATTGAAGTGATTGTAGAAATCTGGAACAAGGACGCGCGCAAGCACGACACCGATAACCAGCTCTCTACAATTATGGACGCCCTGGTAAAAGCCCAAATAATCCCAGACGATTCGCAACTCACGGTCGCAAAAGAGACTATCGAATACAAGGGAATAGATAAAGACGATCCGCGTGCGGAGATAACCGTTTACGCGTTATAAGGAGGTATATGTTTAAACGAAAAAGTAAAAAAGAACGAATCCTAGAATCGGTGGCGGAGCAAAGATTCGACGCCATGATGTCACTTATTAAGGATTTGCCAAAACGAGACTACGACAAGCTCAAAGAAGCCATGGACCTAGGCTACCAAGCCTATCAGAAGGTAAAGAATGTAAAATCCGAGGACGAGAAGGAACTAGAGGACATCGAGAAAATTGACAAATCACTAAGTAAGGAGGCTAAATGAGCGATATGGTAATCAAGGTCACAGGACCAAACAGCTACACCAAAAGAATCAAGGTGAAGGGGATTAAGCCGGAGAAGAAAATCAAGGTCTCCAAGGACACCCAGAAGCTAGTGGGGATTCGCCGAGCGCTTAATGATCACACCACCAGGCTATTTGTAGCCGAGGGGAAGCTAGAATCCCTCACCTGCCGAATATCCCACGAAAGAGACGATATAGACACGCTTTGTATCGAAAAAGAACAATTGTTCCACAGAACAAACGTTCTATTCGCCATTGCTATTATGGAACTACTAATGATTCTAGCCTTAGCGCTAATACAGGTGGTCTAGTATGAGGTGGTTTCAGGCGAAAATTGACCAAGTAGCAGAAAATGCCAATGAAGCCTGGAAAAAGGCCGCGTATCGCAGGGTGCGCGACCTTGCCAAGACTCGACAATGGTTTACGTCAGAGGACGTGCTAACTTGGTTAGATCAGAGTGGATACAAAACTAAAGATAAAAGAGCCCTGGGAGCGATTATGCAACACTATCAAAAGGACGGTTGGATCGCTCCGGCCGGCTGGACCACCGCCAGGCGTAGAGAGCGCCACTATGCTCCGATTCGCAGGTGGGAGTCACTAAGGTATGGGTTCGAGGAGGGAAAATGAAAAACGAGAGATTCCTAGAGGATTATGAGAAAAACGAAACAATTTATCGTGTGGCTAAATTGCTTACAGATACAGTCCGAAGTGACGAAGACATAGACTTAGAGGCTAAAACCGAGCTAATGTTGGGCTTAGGCTATATAGCAGGGCTTACAGGCTGCGGAAAGGTAGAGGACGACAATGAGTAGCTTCGCAGAACGCTGGGGCAAGCTCACGGTGGAGCAGATTCGAGAACTAAACGAGCGAGCAAGATTAACGTGCGAGGAGGATTCATGATTCTGATAAATAGAAAGACAGGACAAATTGTGGGTTTTACCGAGGGGATTATAAATCTAAGCGACATAGGCTGTAAAAATGTAGCCGAAATGTATGAAGCAGGGTGGGAAGAATACAAAGGCCCGATACTAGAAGAAGAACCTAAGCACTGGTTCATATCCGAGTTCGGCTTTGTGTATTGTGTAGAAGCAGTAAGAATGGACAAAAAACGGGTGAACGAAATCCAAGCCACCGGCAACTACTTCGCCACCAAAGAAGAAGCCGAGAAAGCGGTGGAGAAGCTCAAGGCGTGGAAGCGACTAAAAGACACTGGGGCTATGTTTAAAGAGTGGTTCTGGGATAAACATTATGGAACTTGCATTATTCTCGGCACGAAAGATACATCTTCTATCGACGACGAGGACGAACAGAATAGAAAAGACCTAGACTTACTATTCGGAGGTGAAGAATGAGTGACCTAGCAGATGTGACACAAGAACAGCTAGAAGAAGCCATGCAGAGGGCTTGTGACGAGCAAGTCGCTCTGCTGGAGAAAGTGAAGAAGGAAGAAGAAGCTAAAAAGGTGGCAGACCTGATTGTAGAACGTTATGGAGACACGCTGGGGAGGTTAGCAAATGAGTGAAGCAGGACTAAGAATGACCGGATTTATGATACTGGTGCTCGTAGGGCTTGGGGTGCTGATCTACTTGGCCACTAGGGAGGATTACTAATGTTAGAGATCAGATGGATATGCCACCGGTGCAATTGGACCGGTAAAACCGAAGATATGCCATATAAACAAACAAGCAGAGGGGTGGAGCGTGTCTGCCCCATCTGCATGAAGAATGACGAGATAGAATAATGGCAGAAATTGTAATAGACTACCGAACCCCAGAATATGTGGATAGGTGGAGCAAATTAGCTAAATCAAACCAACAGAACGGTGCCTATAACTACTCAAAAGAGATAGTGGAGAACATCATACCGAGGGTAAAGACGGATCGGCCATGGGTGACTATAAACCAACCGTTCTTCTCTAAAGAACACGCCATTGTATTCGTCCACGGAAACCTACACCCCGATTCTTATGATTGGCACAGAGGCTACCGCGACACGATCATGGTGGCTTCGCTACCAGAAACGGCCGAGAACCTCAAAAGGCGAGGCCATAGGCAGGTGATCTTGGTGCCACTATCTATCGACACCAAGTACCTGGAGCAATTCAAGGTAAAGAAGAAAACGAAGCAGGTGGCCTACGCTGGCCGACCAGAAAAGAAGAAGCTGGGGAAACTACCGGCCGGAATCGACCTTTTGGAAGGCTTAGAGCGAGACGACCTGCTCCGAGAAATGGCAAAATATAAGCAGATTTACGCCGTAGGAAGGTGCGCAATCGAGGCAAAAGCCCTAGGCTGCGAAATACTGCCTTTCGACGAGCGCTTCCCAGACCCTAGTATCTGGCAAGTGCTCGATAACTGCGAGGCGGCAGAAATCTTGCAGAGAGAATTGGACAGAATAGATGGCCAACGACGACATTCTTAGCAGTTCGGTGGAACAAGTGCTAGAAAAGGACTTAGGACTCAAACCACCAAAACCGGTGGTGGAGTGCACCTATGACGATTTTTTGGAATACTTCCGCCGAGTGCCAACCGCGCAACTCACTAGATACCGAGACGAGCTAGAAATGCTCCTACCGGTGGAGGGATTCGCTGCGGTGTCGAGGTGGCTAGAGATTGTGGACGATCCAAGTAAAATGGACAAACTCTACCAAGGCCGACTCAAGGCCGAGGCTAGAGACTCCATCATGGATTTAGCCGTAGGAGACGACGATGTGGCCTTCTACGAAGCACTAATTAGAGAAACGGTGGCAAAGCTAGACGAGAGCCGTAATTCGGCCCAGGAGGTGGCCAGACTTACGCAGAATCTAAACATTTTTCGCGCGGCGTTGAGGGACGCACGAAGCCGAAGCCCCAAGAAGGGCTCCGTATTAGAAAAGGTGCTTCTAGCAAGCGCCGAGCCACCAAAACCGGCGCCTAAGAAGAAGCCGGCTAAGAAAAAGACAACTAAGAAAGGTAAGAAATGAGCCTAAGGGTATTAGAACTTTTTGCGGGGATTGGAGCTTGCTCCAAGGCACTAGAACGGCTAGGAATAGAGCATGAGATAGTGGACGCCGTGGAAATCGACAAATATGCCGTTCAAGCGTTTAACGCGGTGCATGGGACAAGCTTTGAACCTCAAGACATAACCAAATGGGACAAGGATATAAAGTGCGATCTTATAATGCACGGAAGCCCTTGCCAGGACTTCTCAATTGCTGGTAAGCAAGCCGGAGGAGATAAGGATTCCGGCACTAGATCAAGCCTAATGTACGAAACACTCCGAATCGTAGAGAAACTAAGGCCTAAGTATGTGATATGGGAGAATGTGAGAAACGTGGTGAGCCCAAAACATCGCCATAACTTCGACGCATACCAAGATCGTATGACCGAGCTAGGATACAAGAACTTTTGGAAGATTTTAAACGCTAAGGATTATAACGTGCCCCAGAATAGACAGAGAGTATTTACGGTGAGTATCCGAGAGAGAGAGAGAGAGTACGAATGGCCTACACCTATGCCTCTGGAAAGGAAGCTTAGCGACGTGCTAGAGAAGAGTGTAGAGGAAAAGTATTACTTAACGGATAAGCAAATCCAGTCATTTATAGCCCAGACAGAACGTGCAAAAGCAAATGGCCAAGGATTCGCATTTGTTCCAATCGAAGGTGATTCGGCCCACACTATCTGTACTAGACCAGGCTCACGTCAGACGGATAACTTTATCCGAGAGAGAGAGAGAGGAGTAATTGATGGAATCTACAACAATCGGCCAAAACGAGTCTATAAAACGGTGGCACCAACCCTCACTGGTCATGCAGGACGCTTGGAAACATGGGAGGACAGTATGAGCTTACCAATCAAAACTGCTACCAAAAAAGGCTACGACATAGCAAAAGATGGAGATGGGATTGATTTAGGATACCCAGATAGCCAAACACGTCGTGGCCGGGTCGGCCACGACATCGCCAAAACCCTCACCTGCTCTGATCAGATGGGGACACTAGACGGAATGAGAATCCGGAAACTAACCCCAAAAGAATGTTGGCGACTTATGGGATTTGACGACGAAGATATAGAAAAAGCCCAAGCCACCGGCTTATCTAATGCCCAATTATACAAGCAAGCAGGCAATAGCATAGTGGTGGACGTGCTTGAGGGGATATTAAGGAATTTACTAAATGGAAGCGAGTCAAGAACCTAGAATCGACATCTATTCTCCAGGCTCTACCCAGCGCGCAGAGCTACTGTTTGAGCTCCTAGACGAATATGGCACCAAGCTCTACGAATGGCAACGCTTGGTGCTTAGACGCTGGCTTGCCGAGGACAAAGAAGGCAAGTTCGTAAACCAAACGTGTGGACTAAGCGTTCCGCGGCAAAACGGCAAGACAGAGATAATAGTGGCACGGATTATTTACGGGATCGTATTCCGTAAGGCCACCGGCCTATTTACCGCCCAGACGGTCTCCACGGCCGATATAGTACGCCAGAGGGTGCAAGAGTTTTTCTACGAGAATCCTTACGAGGAGATTTTCAACCTTCTAACCCCAAGATTCCGTCTCAAACCAAAAAACCTTGATTTTATCGAGTTCCAGAACGGCGCCAAATACCGATTTACCACCAGAACACGCATGGGAGGCTTAGGCTCCACCAATGACGAGGTGATTAACGACGAGGCGGCAGATATGTATGACGCGCACGAAGAATCGCTCCGGCCTACGGTCTCGGCGGCCAAAACCGGCAATCCGCAATTTATTTATTGTGGTACCCCACCAATGGTGGAGAGTGTCGGCGAGGTGTTCGCCAGAACGCGCAAAAAGATACTAGAGGGAGAAAAAGGGTGCTGGACGGAGTGGAGCGTGGATATGCTCACCGATCCAAGCGACCGAGAAGCCTGGTATAAAACCAACCCAAGTCTCGGCAAGGTGCTTCTGGAGCGCGCAATAGAGGGAGAAATGACCAGCCTATCCCTAGACGGATTTAACCGAATGAGGCTAGGTTGGTGGGCTGGGCTAGAGGACAAGCGCGCCATTAGCCAGAAACTCTGGGACGCCTGCTTTACCGAGACACCGATATATGACGATAGCTTCGCGCCGGTGTATGCGGTAAAATTCTCACCCGATCGAACCACCTTCTCTATCGCCGTGGCCCAACCTCTAATGGACGGCAAGGTCCATGTGGAGATCGTAATGCACCGGCCCATGAGCGACGGATTCCAGAAGATTGTACGCTGGTTTACCGAGCCGACCAATGGCGAGAGCATACCAAGGTGGAAGAAATGCGCCAAGATTATAATTGACGGCTCCACCGGTCAAGATATTCTTATAGAGGACCTGATGTCAAGCGGAGTACCGCTAAAAAAGATCATTAGACCGAATGTTCGCGAGGTGGTAGCGGCGCATGAGTTTATGTTTGACGGCATAAAAGGGCAGAAATTCTCCCATTATGGCCAACCGGCGCTAGACCAAGCCGTGAGGCTAGCCAAAACACGCCCTATTGGCCGAAACGGTGGCTTTGGCTGGGACAGTATGAACAGGGAAATGACCACCTGCGCTCTGGACGCGGCAACCTTCGCCTTTTGGGGAGCCAAAACCCAAGCTAAGAAGATTAAAACCCCAGAAGAACGGAGCCAAAATGCCGAGAGGGTGCGCGAGATTTTATCGCAATTGTGATATAATAGAGGCATGGCCTAGGGGTGTTGGGCTTGATAATCACTGTAAGTAGGGCGTGATCTGTTAGAACCATGCCAACCTAGTATCCACCCCGAACCACCGCCACCACTGGACACTACTGTCGGGTTAAGCGCGGTGGTTTTTATATTTAATCTCTATATGTTTTATGTAGTCAAGCTCGTTAGAGCCAATACCACGAATGGTGCTAGGCTCTATTTTTTTGGTGGTAAGCCTAGAAAAATCACGCAGGGAAGCGTGAGGCGTGCCATCTTTGGCTTGGTAATAGTCGGCCTTGGCAATACAAACCTCTTTACCTAGGCGATTCAAATTATATCGGACTGGAGCCACACGGACGCGATCTCCGGCAATTGGCGAGGCCACATGGTGCAATTTATCGCTAGAAAACTCATTCCTAGGGTGAATTCTAAAGAAACAGGGAACCTTCCACGGCGTGAGGTCGGTGCGAATGGTGTCAAGCGAATAATCCCAGAAATAATACACCGGCGAATGGAGAATAATTGGGCGATCCACCGGAAGCCAACGGAGCATTAGATCACGCCAACCGTCGCCTAAACGCACGGTAGGCTGGGTAAGATATACCCACTTAGCTCCATGCTCTTTGGCAGAGTTTATAAGGCCAATATGGCGCTTAGATTCGTTATAATCGAAGTCGGTACCATCGTCAAAATAACAGACGAAGAACTCACAAAAATAAAAGGCTTCTAGGAGCCCTGGCACTAGGATTTTATCATTCTCGGTACAAGAGAACACCATAGCCACGCCAGGCAAGGCTTGAGAGGAAGTATTAGGTATAATAACGTACTTATTATGCTCTATATCCATGCTTCTATTATATAATAGTAAGGGCGCTCTTTAGAGTTTAAGGGAGGTGTTAGCTTTGGAAGTGGCAATCACTATCGAGAAATTCCCTCTACTCTTGATCGAACAGCTCAGAAAAGAATTAGCTCGGCACGCCGAGTGTGACGTGTACCAAATTGGCGGAGGCGTCAAGATTGTCTGTACGGCAGATGTGACCAAGTGTATGGTGGTCTGCGCGATCGCGGACAAGTTCTGTATTAACCTCACGGAAGAAGAAGAACAATTTTGGAAAGCCCAAAGAGAAGCTCCCTAAACAATCCCTGCCAGAACTAGGCAGGGTTTTTCTATCACCAAGCGCGTGATTGGGGTATAGGATTCTCGTTAGCCTTTAGGCCATCGCCAGCCATCTTGGAACCCTTGCGCAGATTGCATATTTTATGCACCAACTGGAGGTTGTCAAAATCGTAAGGACTACCCCCCCTCGCCACCGGAATGATTTCGTCCACCTCGGCAGACATGGGCGTGCCAGCAGGCAGAGTTTTATCTATGGGCCGGCCACAAATTGCACAAACATCGGTGGTGGCTAAAAGTTTTGCACGGAGGGCAGACCTAAGGGCCGAGTACTTCTTCCGTGGATCGCGTCGGGTTGTTGTCGCAGATCGTTTTGCCATACCTAAATTATACCACGGACCACCACTCCGGCTTCGTGGAAGAAACAACGGCCAAAGAAGCACGAAAATATAGAGAGGAGACACCCCTCCCTCCCCCTTGGGGATCGCTGAGAAAAGAAACATATTTATAAAATGGTCCGAATATCGCCGACCCCTGGGGGGACCGGTAATATAGGGGTCACGCCCTGCCG